TGATTGAGAATCAAACAAACTTATTGTGGTACTATTTTCAACTTTTACAAAATAAGAATTATTATTTAAAAGGGTAGAAGAACCAGAACCAATAACTAACTGAGAATTTCCATCAGAATTGTATATTATCTGATCACCATTGTTTAAATTGTGATTTGTTAGGAAAGATAATCTATTTCCAGTTGTACTAATTCCTCCGCCCTTCTCAATTGTTCTACCATCAAATAATATTTCTCTATTTCTTTTTGTAATGATTGGTTCTAATACGGCACCAGATCCATTTCCACCAACAACATCAATTGAAAGGATTTTATTAACATCATAGTCTTGAGAATCTATATAAACTTCTTCAATTGATCCACTAATCACTGGTTGTGCTAAAGCACTAGAAGAACCTGAAGAAATTGTTATTTGTGGTGGATTAATAACGTCATAATTTTGTCCACCATTTAATACATCAATAGACTGTAATGGTCCATAATAAACTTTATCTAAAGATTTGTAATTGGAAATTTCTACACCATTAATAAACATCCCAGTTGTTCCTGGAATAGTTTCTTCTCCAGGACTTTTTATTTCAGATTGTAATGGAAATTTTTTGAGTATTTTTTGAACTCCAATTTCTTCTTCTTTTTGGGAGAAGAGTGTAAATCTATGAGAATCAATACCAGAATCTGGCACACTAAATCTCAAATTGGAAGAAATTTCTATAAAAGACCTTGAAGAATATAATTTTATTTTTTTATTATCAGAAGGGAGAACCTGAACATAATAATATCCAGTTTCTAAACCGACTAATGGTGTGGAATTTGGTGTATAGTAAATCTTGTCTCCAGTAAAGAACGGAGCAGGATCTGCAAATCCTATAATTCCATAAGTATCATCAGAATCTTTGTCAAAAAGATTATCCTCAGAAGATACAGTTACACCCTTTACATTTTTTGATATGTCATATCTATATGGAAGAGTGAATCCAGGAAGTTCTGAAGAAGGTAAAGAGTTAGATGCTACATATGCGTACTTTTCTCCATCACTATAGAGATTTTGAATATCCGATGTAATTGTATCGTTTCCATATTCAATTGGCACACCAGAACTGCTGGACGTATTGATTTTTCTTCTTAAATCATATTCTTTTGAAGAATCTGTTGTAAAAGATCCTTCTATTCTTATAGTATTATCAGATAAAATTTGTCTAATGTGTGGACTATTGCTTTCTGGTGCTAAAATATCAGTATCTCTTTCTAAAAGTTCAACTCTATCGCCAATTTTTAAACTTGATCTATCAATTGTAGTTGCTAAAACATAGTTTGAACCGGATCTGGAAGATACTCTATATCTTGTAGAAGTATTATAAATCCACGAATTTGCAAAAATTTGCTTATATGTTTTACTACTTGGATTTTTTATTAAATCGCCAACGTTTTTAATTGTTATTATATCACCCTCAGATACGCTTACATCGTTTAATGATACGAATTCTGATAAAGAACCTAAGATTCTAAATTCTAACTTTTTAGTAGTATCACCATTTTCATATCCATAATAAATGTCCTCAGTTCTAATTATAGAATTTTTTTCTATTTTCTCATCAATTCCAGAACATCCTAAAAATTGATTAATAGTTTTATCAGTATAGGTAATTGTATTATTGCCAGATACTAATGTTCCACTTTTTGGGAATCCTATCGTCGAATCTACTGTTATTACAGTATCAGAAGCAAAAGATTCAATAACATTCTTTGTATTTGGAGTTATGGTAAAATTTCCAATAATAGCTGGAAATTCATCATTGCCATAAAATAGGAAAATTTTATAATATTGCTTAGAATTTCTATTGAATGGTTCTATGGAAGAAACAGATGCATAAGTATTTTCATCTGTAGACTTTCTAATAGTTTGTCCGACAAGATTTAGTGGATTATCTCCAGATACAGACTCTGCAATTACTACCTCTTGTCTTACATATTCTGAGGAAGATGGTTTAATTAAGTACTGCTCAAGATTTATAACTTTTGGAGTTTCATTATAAAGTACATTGAATAAAATTCTAAAAGATTCATCGGTGCCTTTTGCTTTATAAAAAGAATTGGCTTGTTTTAAAAAGTTTCCTACATTAAGTTCTGGTGTAAAGTCAGTTTTCTCAAGTCCAGGAGCAATAGAATACTTTAACTTCTGATAGAATTCTACTAAAAATAAAGAACTTAAATTCTGAACAGTACTATTTGACGAATGTGCTGCAGCAGAAGATGTAGAAAATACTAATTCTTCTTGATTTAAATCACTATGATAATCTGTTACACCACTAAATCCACGAATACAACCAGTAAAAGTATTTCCAGATATTCCAGTATAGGTAATAATTTCGTCGTCAATCTTAAACAATCCATATTGTTTTGGAAATCCTTTAGTGCTTGATACTTCAATATCAGTATTTGTAGAAAGAATATCCGAAACTAATTTGGTATTACCTACAACCACTTCTGGTGTTAGGTTTTCTAATTTCAAGTATTGGTCTAAATTTTCGGCAATATCTATTGAAGCACCTTGATATTCTTGTGAAATATAGTATTGCTTTAAAAACTCAGAGGCATTTGGAGACTCTTCCAATATAAAACTTGGAAGTTGACTTTCAATAATCTGCTGAACTTTAACTTTAGAATCAAATCCAGTCTGTATCATATTAGTTTCTTGCTAAATTCCCGTTTGAGTAACTTGAAGTATAATAATCTCTGGTAAATACATTTCCTGTTATTTCATCACCAGATGCAATCACATCTCTTACCATATTTATTGTGCTTTTAGAAACATCAAATGATAAGTACAGGTCTTTTAATCCTATTACATCGTTTGATTCTGGATATGCCTGAATTTCAATAATATCGTTTGCTTTGGACGTTGATGTTATATTAATTGTCCCCAATAAAATTTCACCCTTCACATAATCGACAGTTCCGGCAGACTTAGAAATAACTTTTTCTGTTCCGTCCGATAAAGTCTTTACAACAGATATTATGCCAGTTTTGTGATCAGGATTTGGAACATCTGTCAAATATACAGTATCCGATTCTCCAGAGACTTTAAAACCCGTAGATTTTATATTATATCCTTTTGAATTTACATGGAATTGATTACCAAAGCAAAGTTCATATTGTGCAAATTGATTTAAAGATGCCTTCAAATCTCTTCTTATTCTAACCTTAGTAATATTAGAAGTAATTGCACTATCAGTTCCGTCAATTACTTGTTGAATTTTACTGTATTTAAATCTTCCTCCAAATTTGTTTAGATCAATGGATTCGGAATATTTTGTGAGACTATTAAGAACTCTTGTTTTTAAAGAATCTGCGTTTGAAACCTGAGAGTTGTTATAATAAACAGAGGAATCAATCTCAACATAAAGAAGTTTGAGATCAATGATTTTTGGATTAATTCCCGAAACAGTATACTGTTTTAATTGACTTAAAATTAATGATTTATTAAAATCAGAAACAAAACTACCATTCTTAGGTTTAATACTCAAAAGAACGTTTCCAAACTCTGGAGGATCAAGTTCTTCTCCACCAACAACAGCAACAGATTCTGTTTCGGGATATATTCTTTTTATAATTGCCTCATAATCTCTGGCAGTCACTGCTCTGTTTTGGGCAGAATATGCTCTTGGAGCATAATACTTAATCGAATCTATTTGTTCGATGCTGGATCCATTTTGTGATGCCTGATTTGTGGTTATTGTGATTAATCCAGGATTAATTATTGTTCCACCTGCAGTGCTTAAACTTCCAGAAAATGTGAAGACACTTGCTCCATTACCATCTTCGCCATCGGTAACAATATAATTTGCGGTTATAACAGTTCCATCACCACCAACTTGATCACCAAGTTTCTTTCCAATAATACCATCACCGAATCTTATCTCATATTTTTCATCCTGAACTTCTTGAAGGATGTAAATTCTAGAATTTGCCGTTGTTTCTAAGATATTATCAATCTTTGTATATTCAATACCCAATCCATTTTCAGAACTTCTCCTTACGTAAACCGATAAAGTAGACGTATCAATGTAAGGATTATTTAAAATAAATCTTTGGTCTAATGATCCATCATAATCAAATCTTTTTGTAAGGTATGTTCCTTGATAAACATCTATATTACTAAACGTTGCCTGTCCGTCTAAAACTGGGACGGTAATATCTGATGGTATTGAGAAAGTATATGTTGTATCATTTGCACTTCCTACGCACACCAGACCCCTTCTGAGGGTCAATGTCTGGGTGTCTTCGGCAGTTGATACTGTAAAGGATATTGTTGCCTTTGCTGCTGTTCTGGAGCGTGGTACATAACCAATATTTCCTGCAAGAGAAACAACATTTTCACGAAGAGTTGCTGAATCCAAAAAGGATTCATTAACAACCATATTAGAATTAAATGCCGTTATATAAGTATTATATGCAAGAGTATCGATCAAGACAGAAAAATTAGATCCATCAAAGTCGAAATCCGTGAAATTTGAATTGGCACGGAGATAATCTTTGATAGAAGTTTTTATCTGATCAAAATCTAAATTTGTGAACTTAGTAAAAGGCATATTATCTTGCTGCCTCTAGAATGAACGAGTATTCTTGTGTCGGAAACTCTTGTCCAATAATATCAAAGATTACTGTTACATCAAAAGAATTTTGGTCTGGTTGAGGATTTACCTCAACAACAACATTATCAACTCTTGGTTCAAAGTTTTCTATTGACACCAAAATTTGACTTTGTATAACAGATGCCGTACCAAAATCAACAAATTCAAATAAACTATCCCTGACATCAGAACCCAATAAAGAGTTAAAAAATCTTTCTGTAGGGATAGTTTCTACAATATTTCTTACAGATCTACGAATCGCATTTTCATTTTTTAATATTTGAAGATCCTTTGTCACAGGATGTGGTTCAAAGGATAAACTAATATCTTTAAATGATCTTGATATCCTTTGAACCGCCATTTTGGTTAGAGTTTTCTGAACTTATTTATACCCCAATTCCATAAGAAGGTTCGGTTCCGTACTCCCAATCATCATAATCATCGTCATTACGAATTTTTTCATGCCATTCAGTTTGTTTTTTAAGATCATGTTTGGGTGCAAGGTCGTGCATCACTTCTGTGAGCACTCTTTTTGAGTTTAAATTTTGCATTGAACCATAGTCTGAGGCGAGTTTTGTGGTTCCCCACATCTCCCTCATGTATTCTTTGTTTCTATCCACAGGTGAATTTCCCATTTTAGCTCCTGATTCGTTAAAATCAGAACTTTTAGAGGGGTTGCTATCCCTTATCTCTATTTATTTTCACGTTCTTGAGCAGTTTTCCAGTGATATTCGTCCTCATCACCCATACCAAGTCGATCATAACCACATTCTACCTGATAATACTGTGTTGATACCTTAAAATCGGGCATTTTTGGTTCTGCCGGTGTCAAACTATTGTCAAAAATGCGTAATCTATTGTTTGGATAGAGTGCAAACTGACCATTTTCAAGTTCAATTAGGTTATGTGACTTGTGTTCGGCAGGATTTTCACTCGTTGCCCAGTCAACCATGTCTGGATCACGGTGATAATTGTCTAGTGTACAAACATAGGTGCCTTTTACAATGCCATAATCTCTTGTATAGCACTCAAAGTCCATACTACCAATAAATTTCTTATCAATACTGACTACACCATAGTCCATACAGTTCCAAAACTGTAGGTTGGGTAGGTTCATAT